ATTAGAACCAATTATTGTTCCATTATAAAAACTTCCTCCTTCGAATTTTAGAATAAAATAGTCATCAGCACTTGAAAAATCTATTGTTCTACCTTGCAGATTATAACGATGTCTTATTACATTAATAGCATTAAATCCTATTGTTCCAAGCTATTCATAAGGAATAGCATTAATAAGAAGTTGAGTTGATGGGTTTCTTCTAACTACTATAGTAATATGTTCGTTGTCGTCCCATCTAATTTTACATACTGTATTTTCATCAATATAATATAATGAATCCGTTTCTAAATCAATAGCATTATATACAGAACTACTATCAAACTGATATTTTTCATCATTACTGTTAAATGCTTCCCACTCAGTATAATATGTTATGGTATTATTTCTTTTTGATTGAGCTACAAATCTTTTTGCAGACTTACTATAATAGACACCTGTTAAAAGTATCGTAGAAGATGGTGAACCTTCTATTACTTCTATTTCGTCACTAATTAAGTTTACAAAATAAGGAATATTATATTTTTTGACGGGAGTCCAATAAACATATCCAAATTGAATATTACTATTAAATACTCTATTAGCAAATCGAAGATAATGATTTTCAGTTTCGGTTATATCATAATTATCTGTTTGAAGATTAGAAGTTCCTCCAGAATAGTTATTAATTAGTTCTTCAAATTCTTGATTTATCTATTCTTGATTCTTATTTAATCTATAGTCTCTAACGCCATCAGCTGAAACAAGAACTCCTCCAGTAGTTGGAGAATACAATTCTCCGGGAGCTTTAATTAAAACATTTCCTTTCATATACTATATGTTATTACTAACGGATAATTGCCTTCATCATAAGTATTTGATGACTTATATATCTTATATGGTACATTTTCATATTGACTGGGAATATCTACTGGACTTTCTAATGGAAAATCAAATCCATTCATTTTAATAGAAACATTATACTATTTTGGAACTATTACAAATAAAGGCTATCCAGAACGTTGGTTATTTATTGTCTTAGTAGTTGATAAATCATTATTTCTTACAATATCATTTGAATTAAGGAATATTGAAGCCCAATATGTATCCTAAGTATAGTCTACATTTTGTGAAAACTTTATCCAAACAGGATATTGTATTTTAAATGTATAGGTTTGAGTTATTATTTCTCCATTAACTTTTGCTTTTGCTGTAAAAATAGTATCTGAATCATTATTCAAATCTACTAAAACAGTTACAGATTTAACAGGTGAGGATAAGTTAGGAAATAATATGGGAGTAGTATGTTTATCTGTATAATAACTACCGCCTGATATAAATCCATCTTTAGCCGTTATAGTTACTTGAGCTGTTTCGGCATGATTAGATAACGTAATATAAGTTTTATTAGAAGTAATAGTAATTCCTTCATTTTCTTTACAGAAATTAAGCTTTTTCCAGTTTTGAGTAGGGTCGCTCCAATTTAAAATACTTGAACCCAAATACTAATACCACTGCCAACCATCTGATGTTTTAAAAGTAATTACTAATCCTAATTTTTTCTATTTAGTAGGTATAGCCTATATAGCTGTTTCTAAAGATTCTTGTGAACCAACACTATAAAAATCTTGACTAACATTTTCTGAAATAGAATTTATCTATGATTCCAAATCTGTTTTATAACTATCAATAGTAGTTTGTAAATTTTCTATTAATGTATCTAAACCTAAATTATGTAAAACCTACTATCTTTCCGAGTCAGTTGTATACTCGGAAAGATAGTTATTTATCTACAAACATGTACTAACTTTCTAAGGAAGTTGTACACATGTGTGTTTGTTTTTGTTAATGTAATACTCTAAAGTTCTCATTAAACTAATTCTATTGAGTTGTTAACTTTATAATAACTTGTATTTGAAGCTTTAATTAAACTTTCTTGTATCTTAGAAGTGGGAACACCTCCACCTCCACTTGCAGAAATATAATTATTTAAAAGTGCTGTAGCATTTGGAAATATAATCCAAGAAGGTTTATCGTTTGAACTAAATCTTATACATGGAGTATAAATTGTCTTTCCAGATTCTCTTCTAGAATTTAATCTATAACTATTAAATGATGTATTTAAATTTTTAAACAATCTTCCAAATCCTAATCTAGTATAAGTTGCATCAAACATATTACTTACATTAATTCCGCTGGCCAATGAATAACCATCAAATCCGTCCGAATTATACATTATATTATAATATATATTTCCAGGATTACAAAAATCATAGTTATAAATTGTTTTACCATTATACCTGATAGAAGTAGATGTATCTGAATAAGGCAGTGGAATAATAGGCAAGCAAGTATCTAATTCTGGCTTAGTCTATGTTCCAAAAGCTAGGTTGGAAAATAGATAATAAGCTATAATAGTATCAGTACCATTTGTTGCAAATTTTGGAGGCAATCTTAAATAAAAATTAAAAGCATTCTTATAGCTAGTAATCTTAGTATTAAAATTATCTGGAATATAAACATAATTAATTTTATTCCTGCTGCTTATACCTAAATCAGATTCTGTATAATCAGGCTATGCTGAATACCTTTGTGGGAGTATATTAACTCTGTATATCCAATTTTCTATATTCGCTGCCTATTCAAATCCCTTAGTTACTCCATTTTCAACTCTTTGGAATATATGTTTAGGAATTGCTCCCGAGAAATTACTTTCTGCGAAACAATAGGATATATCACAATTTTTCAGGCATCCATATAAAATATCTGGAGCTACAAATAATATATTATTGTGTTCCAATTCATGTAATCCCTAAATTATAGAATTTTGCCAATTTGGCACTTGAGGGTCTAAATCATTAATAATACCTACATCATAATGAACTATAACATCATTGCAATCAGTTAATTCCGGATTAGGTTGAACTTTTGTTGGAGATGAAATAACATCGACAACATAATATTCATCCTATAATCTTGTTCCATCCGTTGTTTCTAAATGATTTGAGTCAATATTTATATTAGTAACATTAAAGAATGGATTTTCTTCAGACTTAATTTTAGTGTTATAAAAACAATAGGAAAGATTTTTAATATTCTAATCATAAGCATAAGTTACTAATCTAATTGGCTATAATTCATCGTTGACAATAACTGGGCCATCTTCAGTTGCTTTATATACATTAGTCTATATTTGTTTCCTCCGTTTAAAGAAATTCATAGGTAAAGCATTTGATAATGTCAAATACTAAAAAGCATGGTCAAATACTACACAAGAAGGCATATTAGTAATAATATTATCTAATTTTATAGGAATAAAATCTGAGTCTGATAAACTATTAAATGCTTCTTCTGATGTAATTGTCTAAGCAATAATTTTTGCTCTTGAAAAAGTATTATAAAGTTCAGTTATTTTAGTAGTTTTTGCTGGCAAATTGTAACCTTCTGGATTTGAAGATATTAAAAGAGTATTTTCAAATATATTTCCAAGTTTAGTATAATAACTACTTTGATTTATATAATTAGTCCATAAAGAATTATAATTTTCTTGGGTAATATATTTACAAATCTTATTTTTATCAGCACTGAATTGGAAGCAGTCGTAAAGTAGAATTTTTTGCCCATCAGTTCTATATTTTCCTGTAGAGAAATGGTCATTAATAGTATTATTGTTATTCCCATTTAAACTAGAAATTTTGAACTTACTCCAAGGAATGTCACTAAACAAATTAATAAATGTGTTAGAAGATATTTCATTAAAACACTAATATAAATAATTAATATTAGTTGACTATAATCCTATAGCTTTAAATTCTTCTTGAATATTATCATCAGATAAACTTATAACTTTATCAAAACAATTAGCTAATAATGTTAACTGTGTCCAATCTGTTATTGGATTTGTACTTTGTATAGAATTTATATCATAAAACAAACCATGAAAATTATGATATTGGGTAAACTATACAGAGAATATTTTTTTAATTTTATTTATTCCCCCATTGAAAAATTGTTTTATCTTAATATTTTTAGCATCTGTCTCAGAGTATGTATCTCCATTGCCATCAATTAACTGTAATTTTGTTGTTCCACCTTTTAGTGTAGTATCTGCACTATTAAATGTTACAAACATATCTAATATACTAATTTTGCCTATAATTCCAGATAAACTATCAATTGTACAATATAAAATATTTGGATTTGTAGTAGGAGTTAGGGCTGCATAAACATTTATATCTCCATTATAATCCTTTCCTACATATGATGTATTATTCTTATTAGTAAATATATATTTATTAAAGAAGGTTACTCCTGTATGAGAAAATACACTAGCAATAGAATTAACTTTTGTAAATTTAGCTAAAGATAATGAACATGTTTGATTTTTATATTCATTAAAATTATTTTCCTTATTATATACTAAAGCAGTTTGCCCAAAAAACATTCCAGAAATAGAAACTACATTATTATCTATAGGAATATTATTTAAAAATGTAGATACTTCCTGTAGTGTTAATAAGCCTCCTCCACCAGAACCTCTACCAAATATTCCAGCTAACGATTTACAATCATTATTTATACGCAAATATTGTAATCCAGTAGTTAATGGAGTATTATAAAAAATATACGAAACATAAGTTGTACCACTTGGAGCACTTAATAAATAAACGGTTCCAGTTGAACTAATTTCTGTAATAGAAGTTCTATAAAAAGCATATGCAGGCAATTTACATCCATCTGGAAGTTTAACTCTTTTAACATTAGCTGTATAATTAGAATCATTGGTAGCAAAACATACTGATTTAAGATTAGTTAATCCAGATAAATCTATATCCCAATCATCACTTTCATTAATTTTTAAGGTTGTAGAATTTCTACTGCAAGTAGTAATTTGTAATTCTTCAGTAGTATTACCTAAAGTAACAGATTTAAGTTTAGGACATGTTTGAATAACTACCTTTTTAAATCCTGTTAAAGTAACATTTTCTAATAATGAATTATTACTAATAGTGATAGTAGCATTTTCATTTGCAGAAGTAATATTTATAGTTTTTGCTTCTACATTGTCTAATATAAAATTAGATATAGTACTTGGCAGAGGAGATATACTAATAGAACTAGTAAATGTAGAATTATCAATTTCTAAATTATTAATATAAAGACAATTTATTATACTAAGTTCAGCAGCATTCATATTATTTGCTATAATAGATGTTACTCTAGAATTATTGATTTTTAAATTTACAGATGAACTAGTTAAATCAATACTCTAAACATTTGGAAACATATTATCACTATTAGAATTATTAATTTCCAAATTAAAAGCATTTTTCTTACCTTCCACTTTAATGTCTCTAACTGCCGGCAAATATCCACTTATGGAGCTTAGAGTAGTAAAAACATTAGATGAAATATATAAATTTTGTAATAAAGTCGAATTTATATATAGATTTTGTGACTAAACAAATGGAGCTACATCTGAAATATAAGTCCACCTATCTGAGCCTCCAAATAATACATTATTAGAACCATACACATTAACAGTTAATTCATATTCTTTAGTAGGGTCTTTAATCATATACTATTCGGGTTCTTTACCTGGAATATTTATAACAATGAAACTATTTTCAAGAGCTTTAATTGTTGTAATTATATTATTACTATATTTATTTCCTGCATTAGTTTGTGAGAAAATGTCTTTATAGATTATAATATCAGGATTATCTAATCCCTTTTCCGTAGAAGTAATTCCAACTTCCCTAACTGGAACTCCGTTAATAGCTAAACTTTTCCAATCATTATTTTCGTCTAAATATTGAATATATCTATAATTCTCAGTAGACATTAATCCCATATATACATCAAGAATATGAAGACGTTCTTTTAACCAATTTTCAGTATAATATTTTCTATTTCCATGAAATCTATTAAAATCCCCCATATATCCATTATCAGATTTTTGGAGATAAGTTGCTCTATAATTATAATTCATTAAACTTATTCCAACTTCATCTGTTCTATTAGAATAATACTTCTAAATAAAAGCATGAGCATTCTATAATTCTGTTCGACGTAATTTAGCCCAAAATCTTAAAGGAAAATTTCCTATAATATCAGAACCCAATATTAATGCAGAATATTTGGCTATAGCAAGTAAATAAGAAGATGGAGTATCAAATCCTTTATAAGTACTTGAAGGACTAAAGAAATCTCTATATATTACAGCCTGTTCAAGAGTAGTTGAATCATTTAATAAATCAAAATAATCACTAAAAGCATAATATTCTATATATTGGCCACCATTATCGAGTCCTAATGCTGTATCCATATCGTAGAAAGCTAGACTAAATGTTTGACCACTATTCCAAGACTTTATATTCATATTCTTTTCTATAGAGTCTAACATGCCAAAAGCCATAATAATAGTATAATATTCAACTAAAGACCGATAGTCTAATAATGGAAGTATTTCCTATTCTTCGTCTCCTAAAATTGTTTTAACTAATGTACCATTATTTGTTTGTGGAGATAGTTCTTCATCTATCTAATATTCGTACTAATTATTAAAAACTCTTTTATACTATGTTTTGTAATTTGGTACTTGATTATATGACATTACTTTTCCATCCTTTTCAATAGTCTTTTTATATTCATCAAGTTGTGGTCCAAAATTCTTTTTTAAATACTCAAATATATATCCTCCAGATAAACAGATATTCTTAACAAAATTTTGTATAAGATTCTGATAACGGTCTCTTAAATTTGGAGAAAATACATAATCTCCAAACATATGGAATATATCTTTATCATTAGCTCCAAACAATATAGAGGAATGGTACTGTGAGAAATCATAATATGGATTGTTATTCTATACTTCAGTAACAATTACTCCATCTTTAATAGTATTAATATCGCTACTTAAACTATATACTTTAAATCCGTTAGAAAGTCCTGTTTTATCATCAGTTACATTGTAAATATTATCTAAATTTCTTAAACTGTAATAACCAAGATTATAATAAGATTTTCTACCTAAGTTAAAATTATAATATCCTAAGAAATAAATTGGCTGATATTTAGTTCCATTATAGTCATAAGATACTCTAACAAATACCAAACAAGGAAATCCTGTAAGACAATTTTTAATATAAGGATAATACTTATGGTCTCTTTCCCCAGTAGCAAATTTAGTTGTATTAGAATTAACAAAATCAGCTATAGAGTTATTATTTGAATGAGCAGAGTCGACTACATCCTTTTTTAAAGTAAATACAGATTCTGGTAAAAATGTGTTAGATTTTCTCTTTTTTTCTTCATCACTATCTATATCTAATATTAACTCAAAATTAGGAGAAAATAAACTGGTTTTAGTAGGGTCTGTAGATTCTGATATTAAATCAAGATTCTTAGAAAAGAAGTTTTTAGTAGAAGTTCCCTACTTTTCAATATAGAATTTACTGTCTACTGTAATTATTTCTTTAAATCCGACACTTCCTTTTTCTTTATAAGATACTTTAACTTCTTTTCTGCCTGTATCATCTTCCTAATTCTCATCAATAGTAAATTGATACCATTTTAAAAAATTGTTAGTTACATTAGCATCGGAATCTGTAAACTCTGCTGTATCTTCAAGGTCAAATAAAATCATATTAGACATTTCAGGAATTGTTGCCAAATTTTGCAATTCCTATACATCAACAGATACCATTTTAGTATTGACATCTGGATTTTTTATAGAAGGTGTATCAATATGAAATCCTTGAGTTACATAATTATTTATACTAACTAAAGTTTCAAAATTATCAATAGTTAATCCATACATATAAGCATAAGTATAGAAATAACGAGCTATGTCAGCATCATTCCAAACTGGTTTTTGTTCAGAAGAAAGTGGAGAATAATATTTAATATCAAACAAATTCATATTATAATTTCCTTTGTTAAATATTATATTATCATAGAATATAGATGAACTATAAAACTCAGGAAGTGCTGTTTCTAAACTTCCATCAATATAAATTAAGATTTCATATCTATACGAATTTTGTACTTTTTTATAAAATTTTCTATAGATTGTAACAACATGATATTGGCTAGGATTACTTGGATCCAAACTATCATATTTTGGAATATATATTTCTAAATCTTTACTATCAAATCTTATTTTATTCTAATATACAGATATTGTATTAGCATACTAAATAACTTGATTAATAGAATCATCAGATAGATTTGTTATTGGAGAATTATTATTAGTAATTAGCAATATAGGTTTATCTACATCATTAATTGAATTATATGATATTGTAAAATTAATCATACAATCCTATGATATAAAATTTTTAGAATTTGGAATATAAATACTCTTAGCAGTATTAGATTCAGTCTAAACGAATAAATGATTAGAACTAAAAACACTGTCAAATGTTCCAGTACCTCCATTACTATTTATATAATATTCTATATATGAAGGGTTACTAGTATGAAAATAATTCCAATCTATATTAGACTAAGAGGCTTTTATAAAGAAGTATTTAGAAATACTATATTCTCGCCCCGATCCCGAATGTCCTAATGTAAAAGTAATTCGATTACATCCAGGGTCAGAAATCATATACTTAGAAATAGAATAATCTCTTTCCTTTTCTACATATATTCTATCATAAGAAATTTCTGAATTATCTTTCATATTTCTTATAACTGTGTCAATATAATAACCTCTCTACCCATCATCAACTCCATCATAAACCTATAAATTAAATACAATATTTCCTAATCCAAAATAATAAGGGTCTATTACATTCTAATCATCATAAAGTAATGCTCCTTCTTCTGCAGGCAGTATTTTTAAATATAATGAGTTAGGAATTAAATTACAACTTATAACATACGGTAACTCAACAGATTGCTGAGTTGTTGGTTCTACTCTAATCTTTACTAAAATGGAATAAAATCCTTGATTTGCATCAGTTAAAAATGCTTCAGGCGTAATGTCTAATTTAAGTTTGCCAACCCTTGACTATGATAAATCTATTTGACCTTCTGACTAAGTCCCATCAAACCAATTATAAGAGTAGAACACATCTCCCTATATGCCAATATCGTATTCAATATATGCATATATTCCAGAATTTCTTAAATCATTTATAAATAAATCATTATTATCGACATTAAACCTATTTCCATTTTCGTCGCCAAAATATACTTTAAAAGAATATGGATTAGTTATAAATTCGGCATTTACCTGCTTAACATCGCCATTTTCCGACATTACTTCAACAACTATTGAATCATTAATGTCGAGATTTATATTTGTTGATAATAAGTAAGCATTATCCATACTTAAAACTACAGGTGAAGATTGTTGTTGTCCCCTAGAATTTCTATATGAATATGTTACTCTATAAGATATTCCGTTAGGTTTTAATATTCTAATTTGAAGATTATATGAATTTGCTCCATTTAAGTTTATAATATTATTATTTATCTAAGTTCTGTTTAATGTAGCATATATACTCCATTCGTCAGAACTACTTCCTGAACCTCCACCATGAGAGCCAACTCCCCCATATTGGTATAAGAACTTAACATTTCTCTTTAGTTCAGTTATATCTTTGCTCTAACTATCCAGAACAACATCTAAGGTTTCCCCTAAATGTTGTCCTGTCATAGTTATATCGGCATCTACAATTATATTTTGAGAATTATTAAGTTTCATATGTTTTCAAGTAAATAACTATCAGTAGATGTCCAAGTTCCATAATTATCTGTATTATTAAGTGTTAAATATTGGAAACTTGGATTAGATTTTCCATAATTTATTTGACTAAAACCACTGGAATCACCTAATATACCATGTACTCTAAGTAATTTAATATTATTCTTATTATCATTAGTTTGAGTAATAATTGCAAACATTGGATATTTTTGATTTGCAGCTGCTTGATCTGTTTTTACTTTTTTTCCATCTACAGTTGTAGAACTTACGATAGTCTATGGAATAATTTGAGAAAATTTCTAATTTGCTGAAGGAAGTTCTTTATTAGAGGTTAATTTGTATCCACTAGCTTGACACATAAAATAAATTATTCCACCACTTAAATTTTCTACTGGAGTATAGGGGAAAAATTCATCAGAATTTTCTGTTCCAACTGAAGTCCTTTTAGTTAATGGGAATTTAGTTAAATTCTTTTCTCCATCTATAAACTAAATATTATCATTCTATAAAGATGAATACATTTTCATAGGACCATCAGCTAAACTAGTTAACTCTTCTCCATTAGTATAAGTTTTATTGCTTATTTTTGGCTCAGAAGTTCCAGCATGATAAGTATATTTATAATTTTCTCTTAACGGATATGTACAAGCATAGGTATGTTTATGTCCGCCTATAATTAATGATACATCAAAATACTCCATTAATCTAGAGAACCAATAAATACCTTTTTTATTATCATTTTTATGAATTTGATTTAAATGGGAACCTACTAAAGCATCTGAATTAGATAAATTTCTGAACTTATTTTTACCTTTAGAAGGACTTAAAGACTCCCTAGTAATAACTGTAAAAGGTAATTCGTGGCAAGCAGCAGTTATTTTTTTAGTGCCTGCTTCAGAACAAATCTAATATAATTGATTATATATCGGAGTAAATGATAATTCTTCAGCTACATAAGACTGCGAATTATTGTCTTCTGTAAAAGTAAATCCAGTATAAATATTTACAGGAATTCCATTACTAGTAAGCCCAAACCAATTTATACAATTTTCTTGAGTAATTTCAGAATTAACCATTAAATATCTTCTATCAACACTGTCAAAATAATAGAGAGAAGGTATATATTTTCCATTAACTATAGGAGGAATTTCCGGGTTAATTTCATAGCAATAGAATAAATGGAAATAAAAAGAATTGGATTTTCCAATATCATCACCTGTTCCAAGTATATATGGATTAGTTCCACATAAATCATTATTGCCAACAACATTCATTTGTTCAAGATGATTAAATAAACATTTACCAGCATTATAATAATCCAACCATTCGTTAATTCTAGTTCCATTTTGAGTCATATCTCCAGTGTTTATAAGTATAGGAATAGTATTAGTCATACTATTAATAAGTTCGTTTAACTTAATAGCTACAGCAGCCCATACTTGATATTCAACCCAATGAAAACCCTGTTGGTCTGTTACCTAAATTATAGTTGGCTTATAAGATGTTGGATATAATGTAAATGTATAATCTTCTGAACAGTGTTCCAAATCTGGCTATCCATCTTTAGTGGAACGTCCTACTTTATAAGTATATTGTGTAGGAGTTTGAACAGCATCAAAATCAATAATACATTTGTGAGAAGTAAATAATGTATTATTAGCTGGAAATCTTCCTGTAATTCTATTATATATTATTTCTTCAATTTCATTACTAAAAGATTTTCTTTTTCCAGTAGAATCCGCCTCTCCATAAGAAGCTACTCTTGTCCAAGTACTAGTTCCCTGTTTCTTATAAAAAACATATTCATCAAATAATCCAGCTGAAATCCAATTAAAGCATCTTGTAGTATAAATATTTATTCCAAAAGAACAAGTTACCATATTAGGTTTATTTAAATCTAATTTAGATTTATCAGTACATACATTTTTATGCTCAAAAGATGCTTTTGGAGTAAAGTAAGATATTGGATAAATATCTTCAGAATTTGGAAATGATATATATTCTTTATCAAGACTTAATTGCTAGTAATCGGTTTTTCCATTTCCCCATCTAGACCTACTACTATCTATTGTAGTTAAGGATTGAAAAGCTTGTTTAGCGGGGTCTAATTCAAAAGTATTTTTATATATAGAGTTACTTTCAGTAGCTATAACTGGATTTTTTCCACAAGCCCAATAGCCAACTTTATTAGAATTAGTATATGCTTTATTAATATAAACTCCGTCAATAAAATATTTATTACATTTATACACAAACTTTCCAAACATATCTTTATATTCCTCTGGAATAATTGGATCTGCCTCTGCCAAACTAGCTACTAGAACAGTAGTTGCAGTTAATTCGTCTCCATTAAAAGAATTTCCATATGTTAAAGCAAATCCTAATTTTGTTTCTTTTTGATTTATAGTTAAATCAAGTAATTCTCCATTTACATACCATTCCTAATCAAAACTTTTAACTTTTATAAAAGTATTAACATCATCAAAATTAGAATATTGTTTACATCTAATTAAATAAGTTCCTCCAGCTGGAAGCGTTCCTGTTAAAGGGAGGTGATAAACTTTATCTCCTATTCCTGGAAAATTCTTAGCACAGTGAAGATAACATCCTTCTAGTTCAAAATCTTCTTCTGAAGTATTTTCAAGTTCAATGAAACCATGAGAACATCCATGTATAATGTCAGCATCTAATGGTGCATAGACAGACCCTATTTTTATTCTATCGGAATCTAATCTATAATCTTGATTAAGTTCTGTTCCCAACTTTTTTAAATTAGCTACAAATCCTCTAATATTTGGGTCAGGAAGAATTTTGCCCTATAATTTAAAAGCCAATTTCTATTCATTTGGAATTACTTTTTTATGTTGTAACTCTCCATAAGCATCTATATAATATTTATAAGAATCTCCTATATCTTCGTTAATAAGGGTAATATCTGAAATTTTAGATAATGATAAATCTCCATTTTCTAGAGATACTATACCCATTTTACTTAATTTCTCTAATACTTCACTTTCTGTCATTCCACTTTCTGGTTCTGAGGATTTAGTTCCTATATTTTGAATTTTTCCATCATCTATTATATATAATCTTTTATTTGCTTTGCAATATACTAATTCAGCTTCTTGTAAATATTTAGCAATTTCTTCTAACATCTAATAAGTTTGCACACTACGAATTGTTATATGTGCTACATCTAATTTATACTCCTCATTTGGTTTACTTGGAATAATTTCTCCAGAAAAATCTTGATATTTAGAATAAGCAGCTAAATGACTAAGTGTAATATTTTCAAAGGATATTTGATTAAATATAGGCTCTTCTTCTAATTCATATACAAATTCTTGTAGAGAATTAGTTGTTGGATTATAATAACCCTTAATTATATTTTTATCTTCTGATATATTATCAATAGTCACATAAATATAATTTTTACCTTTGCCTTCTACTTTTCTATTTAATATTAACATTATACTCTATGGAGAGCTGTTATTTGTAATTTCATTAATATGAACATATATATTAGTAAAATCAAAGGTAACATTATTATTTGAAGCTGTTACATAAAAAATTAATTTTGGGTCAGTATTATCATTAACTCTATTAGATTCCCAAATTCCAATCCCATCTATTCTAAGAGTTTTTTTATCAACTATAACTCTTCCATTAAGTGTATGTTCATTGGTCATTGGAACTTCTTCAATTAATGATAAAGCTTCTGGATCAATAGTCCATAAAGGTTCATCCTCTATATCTGTAAAATAATCTTCTAATACTCCCGAAAATGCTGTATCTTTATCTTTATAAGAATTTATTCCATATTTAAAAGAGTTTTTTAGCATAGCTACCTCAGCTTGAAGTTGTCTTAATGCTGAAAATAAAATATTTGCTAATTGTCCATTTTCTGAAGTATAATAAGTTTTATTTTTAATTTCTTTATCTAAATCAGTGTCATCAGGAATAGATACATAATCTCCTTGCGGATGAAGTTCTTCAACCATTTTGGTTGTGTATACAGGAACGCTTTTAGTTACCTATTCCTATTTAATTACTAAATCACTATCTTCAATTCCAGATTTCCACTAATATTCTATAATAGAACTATTATAAATAACTCCTACAGTTAATCCAAGTTCTCTAATTACTTTTGGAATAGTTTCTAAAGCTTCTGCTACAGAGTTATAGGGTCCGTATAGAACATCTATATTTGCATGAGGATTAGGAATATGAATAGGTCTAGAAATATTAATACTCTATCTCATACACAAGTTACTGAAATTACATTCTCATAATTTGCAGCCGAATGAAATTCATATACTTTATAAGTAATTCCATTCGAAGTCCATGTTCTAGTTAAAGTCATTGGATTATTATTAAGAAGATTATTATATAATATATCAATAGTTCCACCTATTACTTGTTTTAGTGTGTATCCAGCTGTAACTATATAAAAATAAGTATTATTAACGCCAAACTAAAATTCTTTAGAAGCGGTACTTTGAAAACTGGATAAATCAGTTCCAGTAAATTCAGAATTTGTTGCTTTATAATAAGTATTATATGTAGTGGGAGTTGGAGTTGGAGTATCACTTTCTGTTTTACCCTATTGCCAACTTACAATTATTAATGGAGAATTTTTTGATTTGCCAGATGTTACCCAACTGTTATAGTTATCTCTATCACTAAATCCATAACACATTCCATCCTCTGTAAATACATACCCAATTTTCATTCCCAATGCTGATTCTAATAAAGCAATTTTATTATTAGCAGCATTTATTTTAGTATTTACAGGATTAATTTTACTATTAACAATACTTTCAACTTCTTCAGCTGTAATAGTAGTTTCTGATATTTCTTGTAGAGTATCATATATTCCAAGATTTCTTAAAACCTAATCCTTTTCTTCTTGAGTATTAAATTCTGAAAGTAAATTACTATGTCTTAAAAAATAATCTTCTTCTGGGTCAGAAGCATACATTTTTTTGGTTACTCCAAATCCACAATTACTATTCATATATAATATAGATATTTCTTCTAATAATAATTCAATGTCAGGTTGTATTCCACACTCTAATTTTTTAACAACATCTTGAAAATCAAATATAATTTTATTTTTCAAACGACACCAATCTTCTTCACTTGTATTTGGAAGAACAATTGGATATCTAGTAAGGTTAGGAACAGGTCCTGTTATTTCAAATTCAAGAGGTTCATGTTTAATTTCTATGCAACCACAATCTGTTCTCATTGACAACCACAATTAGAATATTCTTTATCGCATAATCCGTTACACCCGACTATACTTTCTAATAATCTTTCAGCTTCTTCAAACTATTCTATTTCTGCCATATACATAATGGTATTTATAGCAGACCAAACTAAATCTCGTTTATAAATTGAAGAAGATTTTACATCATTATCACATCTAATTCCACTTCGTTCATCAAGAACTTGTTGAGCTAGAGCTATATAACAAGCTCTTAATTTACAAAGTTGGAAATAATAATAATATGAAATATCCACCCCAGTAATAGAATGATTAGTTTCTACTAATTCTTGAAGGTCTATTTCAGTATCTCCTTTATAAAATTTTCCATCTTTATAATAATACGGTTTAGTATTATCTTTAGGAACTTTTAATTTACAAAGAGTATAAAATCCGTCTTGCCCTATTGTAAAACGGATTTTATCCTCAACACTTGTTCTAACAAGAGTTTGACTAATAGTCTCTCCATTAGCTTTATTTAATTGTAATATGTAAACATAAACATAAGGTTCTAAAAATTCCTCATACTAAACTATAGTATTACAATCTCTGTCAGTAATTATTTTATCACACATTTTTTACTTCGTCATTATAAGGATTTCCATCATACAACTACATAAGTTCAATTTCAGTACGTTTAGTATCATTTTCAGCCTTATTTTCTTTAAATGTTCTATCTGTTTTAGCTTTAAACATTTCTACATCATTTTCAAGTTTGAGTTTTTGTTGCTCAAGTTGAAGTTTGGCTTCATTAAGGCTTTCTATCTTTTGTTGAGACTTTTGTAATTCTTGCTACGTTTTTTGTAACTCATTTTGCATTTGTTCTAATTGCTACGTGAGTTGTTGTATCTAATTATTTTCTTCCCTCTACTTTTTAATAGATTTATTAACTTTGCTCTTCATTTCACTAAGACTCTTAGATGTTAATATATCCATCAAAATATCGGGAGAAACAATGCCACCTTTTATAAATTCAGGAACAAGTGCTTTTATTTGTTCCATTTCTTTTATGACTTCTGATGAAGTTATAATATGTATATCAAAATCAGTAACTGTAAAATATTTAGGGAGTGCAGTAAATATTTTCTATAACTTATTTCCAAGAATTAAAGTTCCTGTAAGTCCTTTTTTCCAAACTATTTTAGCACAGTTTAAAGAATCAATTAAAATTTCTCTAGTTACTAAATCCATCTAAAAATGCCACTATTTAGTAACTATAAAAGAATTATTAATTCCAGTTTGTACATTAGTAACTGCATCTCGTTGTTGTATTCCATTTAAACGTTCTCTAAATACTCCAGTAATAGAAGAAGCTGTTTGTTCTATAGAATCAATCACTAATTGAATTGCTTGTACTGACTATACTTTTACAGTATCATCAAATCCATTAACAAGTGTATTCATAGGAGCTTGTCCGGTACTAAGCTAACCTTCTTGCCCAGTATCTATTATTCCTATACCTGCTTTTTTATAAGCAAGCCATTTAGTAATTCTTTCTGGCAGACTATCACCAAGGAAAGCTGGAAGTGTTGGCATATTTAACCAATCACCTACAGAACCAGAGTTTGCTATTAATTTATCACGATAAAATATTGATAAATCATATTTGTCCTACAAGACCATACAATTTAAAACCATAGAATATGGTTTTCTTCCTCTATTATTAAACCAAATTCCGTTGACAGATAATGTTGCTTTTTTAGGATTATCCTTAGTTCTTACAACATTTTCTTTTCCTTGTAATATATATATTTCTGTTCCAATACGTATTGTAGAATATCTCTACATAACTCCTTCTTTATCGGCTTCAAGCCATTCGACTTCATAAACTGGAAGTATGTCTTTCTTATACCATCTATTGTCATCATCTTGAATTGGAGTTATTTCTTCTCCAGCTCTGATTCCATTAGTAGAAGGAGTGCCATCCCTATTAGTATAACTTCTTATAAGAAATGAATCTGAATAAGCAGCATACTCTCTCCATTCATCCTTAATTTTTCTTAAATCTTCTGGTGATAGTTTGTTTTTGTACTTAGAAATAATCTATTCACGATGCATGAATGTACGTACAACTACTCTATAAGATTCATTTATATAAGGAGAATTATAATTTAAATCTGGAAAAACATCTAATGGGTTTAAACATTCGATTTCTATGTTACTTCCAGAATCAGAAGGTTTTACACGATAAAAATTGTATCCAGTAACAAGTAAGTCTACAAATAACTATCTTAGTTTATTTACTAAATCAGTATCTTTAGACTAAATAATATACTCAACAACATTCTATCCTGCAATTTCATATTCAGATATAAAATTTTCATTTATATCTTCAACTAATTTATCTAATTGTTCTTTAATATTCAAATCTGTCATGTTCTAATTTCCAAGAAATCTTAAAAGATTATTTTTTAAATTTCTCTATAATAAATTAAAACATTCATTAGCTATTTTTAACTATTTCTCTCTAAAAATATTATTTACTGTTTCAGAGTCTTTACAAGAAACTTTCGGAAGAATTGGAGTTCCTAAATACTCTCCTACCAAGGCATCTACATGTTTCCTAATTAAAGGTACAAATTCTACAGATGTTGGCTAACCTATTCCGAAATTTTCTTCAAGATATTTAAACTATTCCTAATCCCTTTCACAATTATAATAGTTATATGCCTTTTTTAATTCTACTTTATCATAAACTAAATCAGCAATAGTTAAATCCGTTTTAGCAATTAGTTCTTCTTTCTTCATCGTATATTCGATAGCCTTTAAAAAATTGAACTTTAATTAAACGTCTTGATATTAGTTCTTTTTCAATAAATTTTAAAAAATCTTTTGCATCTGTATAATCAGCTGCAATTTCTATACCAGCTTTATCAGGGTTACCCAAATCAAGAGCTAATTTATAACCACCTGATAGTAAACGAGTAACCTTGATTCCGCCAATATATTTCTTTTTATAATATTTCTCAATTAATTTGAGAATTTCTTTTTCTAAATCATTCATCTATATCGTGGGTCGCTAGTAACATTTCGTCCATCATATAAATCCCATCTAGCTTTTACTTCTACCTATCGAACTTTTGGAATTACTCCAAATCTACGATAACCACGCTCATCTATATAATATCCTATGTCTTGAAATTCTTTAGATATAACTTCAACTTTCTTAGGTAGTATGTCGTTTAACTCTTCGTCTCCAACTTCAGCCATCAATATGTTATCCCATAGGCTTTTTATCCTATAGTTCTTATAGTTTCCTATAAGTTCAGCGTACATTTTCATCTTTCTCTTTAGGGTTAAGATGTTCTGGACTCATGGGAGGATTATTACTCTCATTAACGTTCACCTCCTACGCGTTACGGTACTCAGTGATTAACTAAGTTACCTCGGTATTAACATAATAATTATATTTATTATATTTTCTGGATAAATAAAAGTGAGAATCTTGATAAAGGAAATTATAAAAATTTATAATTGATTTCTTAGAACTTCCAATTATAGTATAATATTTTTTTCTTTCTAAATAATTAACGTTACATATAATATTATTTTCCTATAATATTTTTTGTATTTCTAAAAATAGATTATCTGTCTTTCCACATATACCAAAATTTCCCGAAATTCTCCAATTTTTTTCCCTATTTTTAGGATTTGGTTTACGGGCTACCCAAGTAAACCATCCATCTCCATCCCAATATCCTCTAATGAAATGTCTTATTAATGATTTTTTCATATTAGGAATAGATAATTGTTCATATGTTTTATTCTGAACTACTCCTAATTTATGTAGATCTTCTATTAAAATTGAACTCGCAATGGAAAGTCTAATACTTCCGTTGTTCTTTACAGTTCTTCCATTTACTAGAGCTTTTGATTCTGTAGGCTGACATTTTTCAATATATGCATTAGGACTTATTATTTTAAACAATTTAAATATTTCTTCATCTCTTTCGTTTATATGTATTGTTAGTGTTGCCCTTTTATCATTTATACTTCCATCAGCCATTATATATCCTAATAAATAAGCCTGCAATTCATTATCTATTCTTTTAAAAAAATCATGTCTAATCTTTCTTTTACTCGTATGATGAGTATAAAGAGGACAATAAGTATTTAAATATTCTTTATAAGTTATTTTCATAATAATTACGATTATACACGTCTGAATTTTATTTTCTTTAATAAATATAATTATCTTAGTCTTCACCGATTTTTCAGAATTTTACATTATATATTTCTATATAAGTGAGCATGTTCTATACTCATAGCTGCGACCATATCAAATTTACCCTTATTCTCATCAGTATATTTCATTAGCTAATCAAGCAAATCTATAAACCAAATATTGTGAGAATAATCTTCTATATAATCAGCGATTAACTAAGTTTGATGGTCAATCATAGGAGTAGTCGCAGTAGTTCCATACTAATTAACACTACGTCTTTTTGTCATATCGCTAAAACAAGACCTTGGTCTACGCATAAAATACTACATGAAATGATTATCTCTGGCATAAGTTAATACTGACATACGAGTAGCTTCTAGATTTGCTAAACAATTATACCACATTAGTAAACCTATAGTTTGTTTGTAAGCTTCTCGAATATCATTAGGTCTATCTATATAATATGCAACGTATTCTGGTTCTTTATTGCCATAGATACGTCTTTTTATCATCGTACAAAATTTTGAAGGATTTCTTGTTTCTGATGAAGTTTCGGATTGACCTATATCAATACCGTCAATACCTGCAACATAAAGATTACTTATTTTTTCAGATACTATTGTTCCATCAGATTGTTCATTCTTTTTTCTTTCTTCAAAAGCTTCTTGCGTTTCGTCAGGTTCTCTATCATAAGTAATTTCCCATAAAGGAGGCTGTAATACATGTACTGGGCCATCTGCTTTTGGAATAAATTTTACACCAGAAATACTGTTACGATTACGACTCCCATCTTTATAAGTAAATTGCATATAACCTCTTTGAATTTGAGGCTTTTCCTATTTTATACGTATTCTTATTATCTAATCGGATAATTTTACTTTATTAAATTTATTTACACCTTCAGCAGCAAATGCTTCTTCAGCTGTAAAACATTGCTCTGCTTTATAACTAAGAAGTGTTTGAGGGTCTTTAAAAGATTCTCTTCTTTTGGTATAAAATTCTTTCTACTTTTCTAAAAGATATTCACCTCTTTCTCCAGTATATCCTCTTTTATTCATTGTTATATAAGCAGGCATAAAGAATCCAGTAGTTACCCAATCTCCTGTTTCTGTATAATTATGATGAAAAGGTAATACTAAAAAGTCGTCAGGATTATAATAAACTTTATTTAACCCTTGAAGAGCCGGACCGCTGTCACCCAAATTGTTATCATTAAGCTTTTTATCTTAACTTCTATAAATTCTTTTTCTTTATAGTTCGGCGTACATTTTCATCTTTCTATTATAGTTAAGATGTCGAATACTCTTGGAAGGATTATATTTATTCACCTTCTACGCTCTACGGTGTTTCTAAGCCTTTCGTAATCTTAGAACTTACCTCGGTATTTTCATCACAGAATCTACCGATTTTACTCGATTTTCTTAATGGACTTTCATCCTCTAAGGAGCAGAATTGCAAATATTTATTATATTTACGTTCTAAATATATTGTTGAATCTTCATATAAATATCTAGCAATTTTCCTAGAAATAAGATCAGAAAAACTTAAAGAATAAGCTTTATTTTCCCAATTCTTGCAAGACTTATTTCTAATGTATCCTTTATTCTTGAATAATTTATTTACTGTTGTTAAAAATTCTTTTGTTCCTACTAAACTTAATTCAGTTCTAAAGGTATTTTTATCTTTAGGTTTATACATACTTAAACATCCATCGCCATCTACATATCCGCGAATAAAATGTAAAATTAATTTTTTAATATTTCCTTTAAAAATATTAAGTTTTGGAAATTTTATTATTAAGGATTTTCTTGGATGACATCCTAAGTTATTGAGTGTATTCCATAAATGTTTATTTCTAATAGATAAATGACAAAACCCATTCCCATTACAAATGCCAGTTCTTATTTCAGTTGTTAATTTTAGAAAAGACCTAAATTTTTCTAAATGACTTAAATCTTTTATGGAAAGTCTTACTTCTAATCTATTTCCAGTCGAACTTATATTTCCATCTGCATATAAAAAACCTAACCAATATGCAGATTCTTCATTATCTATGGAATCAAAAACAGTTTCATCACATCTTACTCTATTTTGATAATTTATTACTTCATATCCTCTTTGTTTAAGATGTCTTGATAGAGTTTGTCTTTTTACACCATATTTTTGGCTAAGTTTAGTTAAACTTCTATCATTATCTGGAGTATTTAAATACTCCTCTATTGCTAAATTAATTATATATTGCTTTCTTTCTCTTTCATTCATAATTTAATACAAATAAAATTACTTAAAATATTTTCAACATATTTTATTATTAAATAAATATTTATCTACCCGTTCCAGCAGCTAGTATTATTCCGATTTTATTACCACCTACAGTAACAAGTTCTTCAGCTTTAATAAAAGAACGTTCCAAAATAGGATTAGAGCCAGATTCTTCTAAAAATAAAAATCCAACACGGTCGCCACGCATTTTTCTATCCTTATCTACAACAATACCTTCTATCTATGAACCAAATCCTACTTCAATTTTTTGTCCGTTTACAACTTTATAGTGTGTAGAACGTTTTTTAGTATTAGTATTTATTACCTGACGAAGTTTTAACATTCCTCCATCAGTATTGTCATCAGTAAAGGATATTCCATTCCATATTTTATCTAATGTTTTCTCTACATAATTACTATCAAATGCCGTTAATAAGCAAATACTGTTTTTAAAACAATTAAAAAAGTCATCAAAGATTGAAGCAGTCATTTCAGAAGCCCCACACCCTCTGTTTTTCATTAAACACCCATTTCTTTTTAATACTCTACATAATTCAAAGTAATGAAAAAACTCATATTGATATGTAAAAAAATTAGGAAAAATAATAGAACGACTATCGCCTGCTTTTTCCTAATCTGTATTTGGTAATTGGTAGTAATTTAAGAAATAATAATTAAATCCTGTAATAGTATATCCATTAATAGTTAATCCATTTTTACACCGTTTATATTCCTAATTCCAAAAATCTTTATATGCTTTAGACCCAGGAAAAAATGTTGTATAATGTCCAGTCTTTAGATAAGTATCCCTAGCTTCTGTAAACCATTTCGGATTAAAATCTAATCCTTCAGTTTCTGTTATTGGTTTATATCCAGTATGTTCATAGGATAATCTTTTATCAAAATAAGGAATCTCATCTCCAATTTTAACATCCCATTCCCCTTCTCTTGATTCAATTTTATCGGATTCTTCTTGTTTAATTTGCTGTTGAATCTCCTCTCGCTTTTCTTTTACTTCTTCGATAAGTGATTGAATTTCTTCTGGAAGAGGATTTTTTCTGGGACGTCCTCTTTTCTTTTTTACTGGTTCAGTCATCTGGCATAAATCCTTCAACAGCACCACCACGTATCTAACTTTGTTCAGTTAATTCCTTCTTAACAAGGGATTCTAACAATTTCAAAGTTTCAATCTATTTTGCAGACTAATCCATGGCTTTTTGAATATCGGTAATTTTAACTACTGGAGTTCCATCATCTTTAGTCACAGTTAAATCTATATTATCGAAGTAATCTATAATTTTATCTGTTACTGTTTCAGCCGATTGTAAAAGTCTTACATACCTATTTGAATCCTGTAAAGATTGATATTTTCTACATGCAGCTCTGAATACTGGGTCATTCCACTCTTCTTCAGTTAATTCTGAATCCTATAAAGCAGCTTCATGTCTTTCTAAATTAGAAAAGTTTGCATAAGGGGATTTCCAACATATTGCTAAATATATGTATGTAAATTCTCTATCTGCTCTTAAATGTTCTAATCCAGATTTATCTTCTTTACATTGATTTCTCTTAGGATTTAATAGTTCTTTAAATTCTTTAATTAAAACTAAATCAGCAGTCATCAATACTGCTTTTCCAGTTTTCTAATCATAATCCCATACATCTAATGTCATATTTACATAATCATTTTTAAGTTAAATTAGCAAGATACTTTTATTTTCTTACCTTTATTAAATTTAAACTTTGAACCACCACAATTCTTTTTTACTTCTCCTCCTTTTTCATTCTTTCCAACACCTTTGTTTCTTACAACAGCTGCTCCTTCATCGTTATCTCCATGATTTCTTTCCCAAGTTTGTCTATCTTGAGAACTCCAATAAGTTGGGTATTTTCCTCCAGGAAGAGTTTTAGTTGTTTTAGGGTCAAGTTTAGTCTATTTGTTTCGATTCTTAAAATCATCAACAGCTTTATTAGAAGATTTCTTTTTTGGAGTTTTACCTCCATCCTCCATTTTCTTTTTACAGCCACAATCAATCATTCCGCCTTTTTTAAAGTAAACGAGTTCTTCATCGTCAGCACATTGATTTTTCAATTTCTTAAAATATTGAAGTTTAGCTCCATGTGCGGCTTTTTGAGCTTTAGACTGCATTAATTGTATAAATTCTTCATAAGCTTGTTTTAATCCATCTTCTCCAAGAGATTGAACATATTTTTCAAGTTCTTGTTGATTTTTAGCTCCAGATTTTTGAGCCAAAAATTGAATAAAAGCCTACTGTAATTCTTTATCATTCATTGCTAATTAATATTAAATCCTTTGTTGAAAAAACAGCTTCTTGAATAAAGCCATTTTCTGTAAACCATCTACATTTAATTCCTCTTAAAGCATCATTTCGATTTTCTTTTTTAATCATACTTCTTTCTACACGAGAAACAATCATGATTGGCTTATAAGGAATATCCTGTTTAATCTAGACTATATCTCCAGGTTTAAAATAAACCTTATCTTCATAATACATACTCATTTATTAAATCTTTTAGATAATCCTTTATTAACTACTGCTATTATGCGGTTTTCGCAAACTTGAACAAGACCTTGTTTATAAAATGGAACTACTATTGATGCCGGTTTAGAATAAAATACTGTATCTCCAATTTGAAGATATTTACATTCTGGCCCAGTTTCTTGAACTACTCCAACTTTTATAAAGAGTTCTTCTTCTTCAATTTCTCCATTATCTGTGTTTTTAAATATTGGCTTCATACCTCCTAAATCAGTTATTAAACCTGAGGAATCTCTAACAATTCTTTGGAAAGGATTCTGTTCAAATTCTTTAACAAGAATATAGTTTCCTAAAGGCATGATTTCAATTTCTTCTACATTTTTAGAGATATTATCAACATATTTCTCTAAATTTTTAGAATGTTCATTGAACTTTTCAACATACATATCTACTTGGTCATTGAATTTATTAACCATTTCATCTTTCATTACTTCATCAGCAGTCTTTCCGCTCATATCCATAATAAGTCCTTGTCCATCTCCTGCATTATTCATTACTAATGCAATCTTTTCATTTTCAGTTAATAAAGGTTTGTTGTTTTCTACCATTTTCCTAATAAACATTTTTCATTTTCTATGCTGGCTTTTGATTTTAAAATACAGCCGCATAAATTACATATTCTTGTGTTTGCAAATTTTACATTATGTTCACAAGTTTTACATATCTTTAATCTTTCTTTTTGAATATCTGATGTATAACCAGTTAAATTTCTCCAGTTACCAACTATTATATTTTTAATTTTACTAAACACATTTACCATTTTCCTACAGTACAATGATTATTTCTATTTCTAGATTTGACTGGAATATAACACCCACAGCCTCGAATATACCCAGATTTTGGAACTGTACTAACATCATTAGTTTCTGGATTCAAATATAATTTTGAATTACATGTTTGATTCATAGCATAGATTGGACACTTTCTACAAATCTCAATTCTTTCTTCAGTACTAAATTCTTTCATATTTCTTTTTTTGATTTTCTAATATTATTTGTCTTTTATAATGCTTTAGCAGTAATTCTACTTCCTTCTTTAAATATTGACAATGATATAAAGTATTATTCCCACTGTGGTCATAATGATTTATAATTAAATCCTTTATAACAAAGTCAGGATTAATCCTTTGAAGCATCCAAGCATATAAAGATAATTGTAATGTATAATGAGTAAAATTACAATCATCTAATTTAGTTAATGGAAATTTCATTTTCTTTGTTTGACGTGATTTAGAATCATAGAACCCTTTCTGATCAATTTTAGCGTTAGTCTTGTGGTCTATCAAGACAATCTCATTGCCATTCTTTATTAATAAGTCTATTTGGCCTGCAAGATTTAATATTTTATCTTTTGTACTAAAATAAATAAGATATTCAGGATATACTCCATATTCTAAATCTAATTCATTATAATTTTTCTTGCATTGAAATTTACCTCCAATCCCAAATTTTTCCAGTTTAACATTATTGCCTGCTTTATAAAAAGAGTTTTCTAATTCGGAATGAATTTTTGTTCCTCTTTCACAGGCTTCTCGATTTATTTTAGCCCATTCATCAAGAATGTCTTGTTGTGTGGCATTTAATTCTGATTCTTTAATGTCATACACTTCTAAAAAATCTTTTGGAATTTTATGAGATTTCCAAATTCCACCTTTTTCTTTTTTCCAAACATCAGAGGGAAGTAATCTTTCTAAAGCTTTATATTTACTAGTAAAATCTTTATCAAACTCTTGTTCATATTTACCTATAAGAGTTGTAACTGAAATATACTTTAAAGATTCATTTGAAAGATTTTTGTATTCATGAGTAGCTTCAATAAAACCTACTTCTCCATTTACCTTATCATATTTCATAAATCATTTTACGTTTTCATAATCAAGTAATTTTGCTAATTCATTAACAGTTTTAAGTATGAAAGCAAGATCTTTCTAATCATATACAATTTCCTAATCATAAAAAATTACAATCATTCCAATAGCTTGAGAATTACTTTCAATCGTAAAAAAAGAAATAGATTTAGCATCTGTCCCCTTTACCAAATGATATAATTTTGGAAGAGCAATTTTCATTTCAGTAATGTCTTGAATTTTTACAAAATTCTGACTATGTATTTTAGTTAACTCATCTACATAATAGATATAATCTATATTATTCCACTACGATTTTAATAGGGGAGTATCTACTGACCTTGGCTATTCCACCAAGCATGATAAATACAAATATTTATATCCTTGTAAGCTTTGTGTATTATTATGATAATTTAAAAGTAACACATCAAAAGCTGCCTAATCTCTTTCCTATATAAGTTTAACCCATTGATTAATTTGATTCGCTGTATCTTTAGTATATTGTTCGGCCTACTTTTCCGATTTAATATTTTTTTCCATAATGTTTATCATTGTTTCATGGGTTGACTAATTTATCTGGAAATACATAATATATCCCAATAAAATTATAATTATAGCACTTCTTGTATTTGGAGATAATTTACTAAGTATTTTCCAAAATTTTTTAAATAAATTGACTATCATCTATAAATTGTTAATAAATAAAAAATATTTGTATTTATTCTAAAATATTGATATATTAGTAAAAATCAAAAGTTAAATCATAAAAACAAAATAGATAATTTATAAAACGGTGGAAATTAATAAATTTTAAATATGTATGAATTATAAATTTAAAAAAGGAGCCAAAATAAAGATTAAACCTTCTCAGAAAGGGTCTTTCACTAGATATTGTGGAGGAAATGTTACAAATGAATGTATATAGCGCGGTAAAAATAGTCCAGACCCGAAGATAAGAAAAAAGGCAACGTTTGCTGCCAACGTACGTAAGTTCAAACATAAGTATGGCGGAATTTTGAATTAAAATAAATATGAAATCAGTTTTAAAAGTTAAATCAAAAAACACTTAGGTTGCATAGGAAAAGATAGAACCTAAGTATGTAGAAGATAAAGCCACAGAGCAATATCTAGATTATATAAATGAATCAGGAAATGTTATGCGACATAATGGAGATAAATATGTAAATACAGGAATTAATTTAAAAGGCCCAAGAGGGGCGGTCGGTCCAAGAGGTCTTCCTGGTAAAGATGGAATAACTCCTCATATTGGAGAAAACGGAAATTGGTTTATTGGCGAACAGGATACAGGTAATAAAGCAGAGTTAAATACTGATGAATATGTTACTAAGGAAGAACTTGAAGAAACTATGGGTGAATCCATCATCGGAGATATTAAGCTCAATGTGGCTAACATCGATTCCCGCCTGCAACAGGTGGAGGGCCTGGCAGAGCTGTCCGTCGAAGGCGGTCAGATCGGCATCGCCAGTGCAACAGACTTCACCAACCGTACGGCAGAAGGCGATCTGAAGATCCCCACCGTAGGAGCCATCCTCAATGGTGCTGACGAAGAACCTACTGCTGGTAGTGATAATCTGGTGAAGAGTGGCGGGGTGCTTTCGGCTATCCCTAAAATAGTCGATAATGTAATTGATGGAGGTGTAAATAAAACATTGAGTGCCGAGCAAGGCAATATACTTGATGGAACTCTTAGGATTAGAAAAGAAATAGTATTTTCAGATACTCTTGTTATAAAAGGTTATCTTAATCCTAACACAGATATATGGAGAGAGGATTCTAATGTACAGTCATATATTATTCCTGTATTGTTTGAAGTAGCAATAAGAGTAAAGGGAGGGGTAAGTAATAATACATCAATCGCGTTTTTGACCGACTATCCAAACCATGGTAAGTATATGCAGTATTGCGATGGCACACAAAGAATGCCTATACTTGCGAATGAATGGTATTATATTAATATCCCACAAGATTGTAGGTTTATATCAATAACGAAAAAAGTAGGAAAATACGACAACACCCCGTCGGCAATGTATTTATACAGGAATGATTGTTTTTCAGAATTTAGCCCTGCTTTGATTTTTGAAAATGGTCAGATTGCAAGTGCAACTGGATTAAATGTTGACACTGACGCTGGCAAGTATATAAGAAGCGATTTCATATCCGACAAAATCGCTGTTGTTTGTGAGAACGACTATTCTATAAGAGTGTTTAAATATAATTCGGATGGTACTTATATTGGAAGATATAATACAGACGGGAAATATGATAAGTCGGGCACAGTAAGAAATATTAAATGCTTTGCTACTGATGGAAGCTATAAATATAGGCTTGTACTATTCAAGTCTGACCTTTCTGTTATTAATCCGACAGACATTAACGATAACAAGGTTTGGGGTGAAGAATACCCTCGGTCAATACTGTTCGAGAAAGATGTGCTTGATAGAATTGAAAAAATAGAGGGAAATTTACCGGACATATTGAATGAATATCCGATAGATGTTATAAACATGGAAGAGAGAACTAATTATTTTATTGGTTCCACAGGCGGTTGGGCAACAGGTAGTACGGGATGTTTTGTAAAAGTTCCAGTCAATATAATTAACCCAGTTTTTGTGATACTTGGAAATACTAATTATTTTTCAAAATATGCTTTCTTAAAATCTATAGGAGGTTCATCACCTGATTATTGCGATGGTGAGAATAACCGTCATGACGTAAATAAAGACAATAGTTGGGAAATTACAGACATTCCTTCAGATTGTAAGTATGTATGGATTGCAATTGGTTTGCAACAACAACCACAAACTGAGGCTTATGTACCGCAAAGATGTAGTATTATCGAAAAAAAGTCTTTGCTTGATTATATTTTTATAAATAGCATAAATACCACTGCCACTGATATACTAAAACTTGAAGCATGTCAGTATAACAAATACATAAGTCTCGGCGATACTATTCCAATAAAAAACTCACGGGTTTCTTATGCTGATTTCATCAGTAATTATTGGGATGGATTTATTGACTCAATACCTAATATTACAGTCACAAAAGAGTTCATAATCAAAGATACATCAGGCACATACGACATTTTTAAGTATGTATTTACACCTCTTTATTATGATTATACTATTTTTTTGACAGCGGGTATTCATGGCAATGAGTACGAAGGCTTCTGGAGTCTATACAGACTTATTAGCTATCTTTATTTTGATGGTTATAAAAATAACGAGTTGAGAGAAATAGTTAGGCGTTGTCGCATCATTTGTATTCCTGTAGTTAATCCTTATGGTATGCAGAATGGCATAAGATATAATTCTGCTAATGTAGACCCTAATTATAACTATGGTCCAGATGGGAGTTGGGGTGATTGGTCTTCATATACTCATACTGGTTCATATCCATTTCAATACAATGAACCGAAAGCTGTAAAGATGGTGTGCGATGAGTATGGGGAAACTAACATACTTTTCCACATAGATTTTCACACAGACCCATTCAGCCCAACAAAAGGGAACTACATAGAAGCAGATGAAGATAGTACTATATTTTCGACAGTATATAGATTGTCTTTAGATGAAGAACAGAATATTAAAGATAGATTCAATTACTCGGTCAATCATAGCGACCAGCAATTTATTGGTGGTGTTTGGACTAATAATGCTGCAACTGTTTTCAGATATATGGAACTATTAAGACATATACCTTCCATCATAGTTGAAATAGCAATTAACGGATATGCTCAAAGTGGTTCTGCAAACATTATGTCAGCAGGTGTCAACTGGTATCTTAATAGCATTTGTTCAATGTTTAGAAAATTAAAATAAATAATACATTCACAACAAATCCCACTCTTTATAGGGTGGTTTCAATAAAAATATAAAAATTAAAAAGAAGATGGAAGATTGGAAAGAAAGGCTCATCAAAGAGCAGAAAGAATTAAAAGAGAGGCTGGCTAAGCTGACGGACTTCATCAACTCAGAGAAGTTCTACAAGCTGTCGCAGAACAACCGCCAGCTACTGAAGAACCAGAAGATTGCAATGGAGATGTACTTGAATGTGCTGAACATGCGGCTGTTTGAGGATGTGGACGAAATCACAGTGCTTGACTATGGGATGATGCAAGTTCTTGGCAGCGTCTTTTGTGACCAGCCATTAGGACTGATGCCTTCTACCAAGGAACTGGAGAAGATGCTGAAGGATTCGGAAAAGGAAGCACAGAAGTAAGGATATACAGAACACATTAGATTATGAACTCACTTATAATGGAGATAAAAAAGAGTGGTATTTAGATGCTTATAAAAAGTTTGAAAATGTCTGTATAAAAGATTAGTCATAACGCAAAAAGCCTGAACTCTTAATTGAGTCCAGGCTTTTTTGTGTCCTTACGGTCTTTATCTATTGATAAAACATTTAATTTATCATGGAAATCTAAATAAATTTGAGAATCTATTCCATAATATTTTTCTAATATAATATCCATTAATATTATATATTTATACAATCTATTTAATAATTTTAAAATAATAACATCTCTTATTTTATTCATATCTTAACGTTTTTAAAAATTCTATTGAGTATAATCCCGTTTTTGTTATTGGATTCCAGATCTGATTTTTTAATAATTCAATTATATCTGGTCTTTCGCCTTTAGGAACAATTACTACTCTTTTTATATCATCTGAATCAGTTATAAGATTTACCATTTCTTTATCTTTCATCCAATCTTCTAATTCATCAGATGTTTCCTTTTTCTTTTTTTCATCTGGAAGAATTTCTATATCTTCCATTGTTATTCCCATTTTTTTTAATTTTTTTTCTACATTAACAGGATTATAAATCCTTCCATTATATTTAAATTTCATAAATGTCAATTATTTTTGTTGGGGCAGTAGGATTCGAACCCACGTAATGCAGAAATTTAGAGTTTCCAGTCTGAACCACTCGACTATACCCCAATGTATGCTGGGATAGAGAATTACGATATCTCGACCTATGGTTTAACAGACCATTGCTCTACCTCTGAGCTATATCCCAGTTATTAGATGCCTTTCTAATAATTTAGAAAATATTAAATAGCTAATTGTTGGCGGCCACTATTTAATATTAACGAATAAATGATTTTAAGTTTTTAATTTTATTTTCAATAGCAGCATTTACATTATCTTGGAATGTATTAGCAACCTTTTCCCAATCTGTAGATTCGTAAACAACTTCCATATTTGGAATCATCTTTTTGGTTTGTTCAAGAGCTTCTGTAAATATTTCATCATCCAGATTGTTTACATAATCTTCAAAATCCTTTTTAGAATTATCTTCTTCATAATGCAATGTAATTACCATTGTATTATCATCTGTTTTTTTAGAATCTATGCTAAAAAATACTCCGTTATCTTCATATTTTTCGTGCATATCATTTGTTCCAAATAATTCTTGGAACAATACCTGCAATAAGTTCGGTTCAATTATCATGCTATTAAAATATAGTAGAACTTATTGAGTTCAAATTAAAAAAATGTTAAATTATTATTCCTCTGCTTTTTCGTTCTTTAATTAATTCTTCTTGTAATAATTTTACTTGATTTTCTAATATGGTAATTCTATCTTCATTATTTTCAATTCTTTGTTCGTGGTTCATTAATACCTTAACAATTCCTTGGTGGTATTTTTCTAAAGCAAACTCCATTTGTTGTTTTCCAGATGGAAGTGTTGTTGTGTTAATAATATCTTTATTTGCTAATTCTCTAGTAGCTTTTACTAGAGTAGAATAAGGCATATTTATCAACTCCGCTAATTCCATTTTAGAATATTTGATTATTCCTGTACCAGTATCTTTATTTTTCATATATTGTTGTGAGGATGCTAATAATGCTCTTTGTGTAAAACTAATACTTCTATCTTCTAAAAATTCATAAGAAAAAGGTTCGAATTGTTTTAATTTGTTAAATTGATAAATTTTATTTCGACCTTGTTTTCCAACTATTTTTATGTATTCTTTATCTATTAAATTTTGAATACATTTCCTTAATGTATTTCTACAACATCCTATTCTTTGTGCCACAGATTCTTGGGAAGGAAATGCTTGCATAGTATCTTTATTCATATAAGATCTAAGACCTAAATAAACTAATTGATCTTGAGGTGTTATATCATTGATTCCTTCAGTTGAAGGTAATTCAATATGTCTTTTTTCTTTGTTTTCCATAATCTGAATTTATCATTGAACAAATAATAATCAAATTTTGAACATATTAAAATTTGTTAAAAATCTTAAATGAACATATTAAAATCTAAAATAACCAAATTGAAAATCTTAAATGAACAAATCAAAATCTTAAATGAACACTAACTATACTTATTACTATACTTAATAGAACTATACTTAGGGCCTTCCGGCCAGTATTTTTTGTTTGAATTATACTTAATATAAAAATTTTTTTATAAATTTTTTTGTTTATAAAATTTTTTTTATTTTTTTTTAATTTTTTTTGTGATGAGAGGGAGGGTGGACATATGCGCGAGTCCCCCGGCCTCGCTCATATGAAAACGTAGTCAAAAAGTAAAATGTCTTTACTACGTAAGGGGTATCAACCTCAATATAATAATTTAATCATTCACACAACTATGGCACAAACTATGTTTGTTTTGTCTGCACCAAAGAAAGTGGATGCAGACACGGCACTTGCAGCCGCAAAAGCAAAAGATTCCCGTAACGTTAATTTTCACATCCCTGCTGATAGGGGTGAGATTCTAACCTTAACGGGTGACATCCTCGAAATTGAATGGACTCAAGGGGAAGGGAAGGACAAGCGAGAGGGCACAATCTTGTCAGCCGCTGCAAAGCGTACTGACGGAACGGAACTGCCCACAGGCATACCTTTCGGCTTTTTCCGCTCCAAAAAGTTACGCGAGGCTGACGGGGATAAAGATTTTCCCGCCTGTTTTCCCTCTTCTGCAACCTTTGAAGAAATTTTAACATCTATCAAAAAAGATGTTAAAATTAAGGTCTGCCGAGATGGATACGTCTACCCTGGTCGCTCTTCTTCTCGTGATGTGGATGCAGTGGTTTGGGCTGAATAAGCCCACCACTTTTCCCTCCGGGAGTTTCGGCATCCTCGCCGGAGCTCCTCTGCCTAAGGTGTAGCCAAGTGTATAACCGCTACATTCCTTAGGAGTAAGTGTATATACATTTGTATGTATAAATGCTGAAACTATGTATGAGAGTCTTACTCTAGTATCATACATTATTTTAAGAGTAGCACAACCAAAATTATTAACGCCAAAAAATTTAAGTAAAATGGCACAGACAACAATTACAGACGGCATCAAGATGCTCGTCGCACGTCATGCAGCTACTGAGGGTTGCGAAGTAGGAAGTAAGGCTATCGCCGCAGTCAAGAAGATTTCTAATGCTGACCCGTCAGAGGGTGTATGGGCAGAGAACGACCAGTTCACTATTCCTGCAGCTAATGAGATTGAACAGGCTGTGTTCGTGGCCATGGTTAACGGTAACAAGGCTCCAGCTATTGCTGTTGAGACAACCACTGGTGTTCCAAAAGTACTCTACATTTCTTCACTCAAGAAGAATGTCATCGAGTACGAAGAGGACGGAGACCAGTTCGTTGTCAAGAAGCAGGCTGACGGCAGCAATGTTCCCGCACATTTCGCCGACACTGAATTCCGAAAGGAAATCATGAAGAAGGCAACTGTGGGAGACATCATCGACTTCCTCGCAGGAAAGACGCTGAAGGTCACAAGGATTATGGGTCCGTACAAGACCAGTCGCCTGAAGGCAAAGACCGATGCTCTTGGCCGTCGCGATGGATACGAAGTTGTTGGCCTTCGCAACACTAGCATTCCCGTATTTGAAGAGGTGAAGTAGTGGAGAAATCCACTCTTCTCACCCTCAAAGGGAGAATCTTGAGAGATAGGACCTTAGCGATAAGGCCCTTTCTCTCCGTTCCTATTTCTAACTGGAGTGAAGTGTATCATCTTGTAGGTAAAAGGGGTTATTACAACGTAATTCCTACTTACAAGAAAAACACTATCATTTCGGTAGAAATCATCAAGTTTGTGAAGTGTGAATGATTAAGACTATATCTGGATTTTGTGAAAAATCTAGTGTTAATTTGAAATTTTGAGTTGAGAGTATAGGTCAAAGGGTAAACGAGAGCACTGGAATATACCCCAACCTTTCCAACCTTTTTACTCTCAACTCAATTTTCAAAATAGAGTTTGCGATTGTAACAAATTCTAACCACAATCATTCTCTTTCAAATTTATGGATTTTTCACTAGTCTATGAATTTTAAAAAATAGATATAAATCGGCCCCAAAAATTTTAAAAAATCACATTAAAATAACTTAATTAACTTTTGTTAAATACCTCTGATGAGTCTTTGAAAATTAAGACGAAACCTAGAAATTTCGATGGTCAGGTATAATGAGACAAATCCTAAGAAAAATATACGAACTATCGTTTCTAAGTTTGGCGGGATAGTATAGAAGTACTATGTAATAGTAGCTTAGGTACTGTATGTTGTCGACGAGAGAAGAGGCTGACATTCAGTATAGTAACCTCTCTAAAGGGCTGTATGCGGGTAGAGCCTACAGTGTGGTGATCAGCTAGTCCACACAAAAATTCTCCTGGAGGACAGCATTATATGTTGGAAATAAAGGGAGGACTACCAAGCCTGTGAGGTAGTATAAAGCTCTAACGGGACAAAGCGTCGTGGGAGGCTATGAGGACGCATAGTGAGGTGACAGAGCGGCAATTCCTCACAAACTCTTTTACGTATAGAAGAGTATAAAGATATTAGTACGGTGAGCATAGAAGAAATGCTTATAGAAATGCGAGACTGGTAAATATGTATAAAGTTTACGATTCTCTGGGGAACTTCATGCTCCCCACATATAAGCAGGCTAGTAATTACAAGTCTGCTTATGGAAATGTAAATTGGACCGTAAAATCTGAAGTATAGTAGGATTATCCGTAGTCACGAAGAGCGGTTGTGAAGGTCACCAATATGGGGATACGTAACGTTAGCGGTTAAATAGCGTTTTGTGGTACTACAGCATTCTCTGTAGTTAATGAAGATGGAGACATCTAAAGTCCAAATCTTTCGTGAGAATAAGTACACTGAGCTGTCAATGACAGTTCAGATTCCTTTCTGTAATAAACAGAGAGGAGCAGATTTCGACATTGACAAATCTCGTAAGCGAGCAGATGCGTTTATGTTAGACCTTATTGGGTCATTCAGTAAGCGTATGATAGCTTCTCTTGAGAGGCGCATGCACGCTTGCCAGGAGAATCTCATTCGTCATCTCGACTCTGTCGAGTATTCGGATGAATGTGGTCATATTGTCTATCGCCGTAAAGACGGTAGCACAGGCTCATTCAATGTGTCTTCTTTCAACACAATGAAGGAGGCTATTGCAGCTCTCAAACAATCTCGTTGGCGTGATTTCCGGAATAACCCGTTCTGGATTGACCAGACAATCAAAGCCTTGCTCAACGACACAGAGCAAGACCACTCGGACAAAGGACAACTCAAGTATTCGGACCTCGTGAGTTTCCTCTGTGAAACTCATCTTAATGCCTTTCATCAATCATGAAAATGGAGGATATTAAAAAGATAATCCCTCTTAAAAAGGAAGATATTTCTCTTCCTTTAGAGGGAATGTCTGAAGAGGAAAAAGAATCAATGTATTATTGTGACATAGCAGATTCTCAATTATATGATTGAATATTGTGTTAATGACAAAGGCAACGTGGGTGTTCATTGCCCACGTTGCTTGGCTGTTACTGGACTTCCAATTACGGAAGAAGAACTTTTAGCATGGAACCCGTCTGAACAATATGTTCAAGATGCATTTCCACAGCTAACTCCTGGACAGAGAGAAGTACTTCTTTCTGGATTGTGTGAAGAATGTTGGAATCAAATATTTCCTGAAGAAGATGAAGAATAACATATTTAACAGAATATTTCGGAGAAAAAAGCTTGCAGAATATCTCCGAAAACTGGACAAGTCTAAAGCTCTTGTTGGATGGTACCCACACCTTGAGCAAAGACTTAAGGAAGCCACATCTCTTGGACAGCTTCTTGCTATTCATAGAGATGCCTGGAATCTA